TAGAAGCTAACCAATTAATATTAGAAGGAGTTTAAAATGGGAGCAATTGATCAAAACGAACTAGCAATAGGTAGATATAAAAACGCAAGTGAGGCATACAATAGTCTAGTAGAAACTGCAGAATACGAGTATGGTCACGATGGCTACAATGGGACAATATCTACATCTAATGGATTTAGAATGATAAAAAAACATCCTAGATATGGTACAGAAAAATTCTGGGATTTTGTTAATGCTACTATAGATAATACAAAGTTTGATAACTGGAATTGTATAGAACTAAAAGGAGCTGCTTTAAAAAAAGCAAAAGAATACAATGGTTATAAAGGAAAA